CCGCAACCGAAATAGACATAACAGACTTTGACTTTGATCCTGAAACACAGGCACTCAGGTTTAACATGGGTGGTGCAGTACCTCCTAAGAATTACGCAGAAGGTGGAGTAGTATCTATGAATAACCAGACTCAACAAGCATTTGCACTAGGTGGATTAAAAGATGAGGGTGGCGAGATTGATGAAGTGTCAGGCAATCGTGTACCAATTGGCGGCACCAAAGAGGGTGTACGTGATGACATACCAGCTAATGTAAGTGAAGGTGAGTTTGTTATGCCAGCCGATGTGGTACGCTATCATGGTCTAGATAAAATGATGGCCCTGCGACAAGAGGCTAAGATGGGCCTTAAACAAATGGACGCTATGGGACAGATGGGTAATAGTGATGAGGCTACTATGCCTGATGACTTACCATTTGAAATGGCTGACCTTATTGTTGTTGGTGGGCAGGGGGAGCCTATGGAGTTTGCTAATGGTGGATTTGTACCCCAGATGCAAACACTACAGACAGCACCTGTGCCTACAATGGGCGGTGGTACATCTACTGGTACGCAGACACCCATTGTGTATGATGACTTTATGAAGACACCTGTAGTGACTATGCAGGAGTATCGTAATGTTGCAGGTGAATCCCTAATTATTACATATGTAAATGGTAAGGCTACTACTGAAATACCTGCAGGTTATTCATTGTATACACCACCTGCTAATACAGCACCTAGTACAGCGCAATCAGTTATTCAAGCCGCCAATAACTATAGCTATCAAACTTCTGGTGGTGATGAAGGCCCAGATACACCAAGAGAATTGCAGGTAGACCCTGACTATGCATCTATGGATAATAGTACATTATTTGCAACTATAAATGAACAGAATAGTTTTGGCGTTAAGGCAGGTAAAACTGCTGCAAGTGCCATTGCTTTAACATTAGCGGGACCATTTGGCCTTCTTAGCATGAATGCAATGAATGCTGATGCACGTAAGCTGGAACAATTAGGCTATGATCGTTACGCAGCCATGCCAGATGGACCAGAAAAAAGAGCATATGGAAAGACTCTTTCAGAGGTCTATGGTCAAAAAGTAGCAGACCCTAAAGAAAAAAATGCCCTTGTAAAATTTGGTGAAGGTATTCTTAGTTTTATTGGTCTTAGTAATAATGATGCTAAAGCAGTATCAACACAAGCTAGTGAAATAGTTAGTCAGGATACTAATGTTAGAGCAGATACTGCTACTCCATTACAAGTAGAAGGCATGGGTTCTCCTTTATCTCCTGTTGTTGCACCTGTTACTTCTGAAGTTGTTGGAGTAGGACCAATGGATGATACCGTAGATATAGAAGATGGTATGCAACCTATAACAGCCCCCAGCGACATTGAGCTTGAGGTGGCACAGGCACCTCCATTAAAACCTCAACCTAATATAATTTTAAATCCTCCTGCATCTGCTAGTACTTCTGTTATTACAGAACCTAAATACGAATTTCCAACACCAGACTTTGCAGATGAAAATTATAAACAGTACATAAGTAACTTACAATTTCAGAATAACCGTGATAGGGTTAATGCTGAGGTAGGTGACCGAGACGCTAAAATAAAGGAGAAACAAAAACAAGCTGCTGCAGATAGAGCAATACAAGATCAACTTGTACAAAAATTTCCTCCTGCTAAAGATATATTACAAGATAAAATTAATGAAGTTGGTGCTTATAGAGAACCTGCGCCAAGAACTGATGTACAAGAAGGCGCTTATAAAAGAGATACACAGTTTGGTGTTGATGATTTACAAAATAGAGCAAATGAAGCACTCCAGAATTTAGATAGCATGGAAGGTCAAATGGATCAACTAGGTATACCAACAGCAGGATACGATAGACAACCTGTAAATCGTGCTGAGTTTGAAAGAGGCGCTAAAGGAACTGTTGATTTTTTTGGTAGTACAGATCAATTTAGAGCTAGAGAACTATTAGCGGAAGCCTTTCGTAGTGAATATGACAAGCCCGGTTATACAAAAAATATTGAAGAAAGTTTAATTAATCGTTATGGTGTAGAGCAACTACAAAATGCAGGTTTACTTAATGAAGGACAAATATATGCTAGGCCTTCTTTGTTAGAAGATGGGTCATTTAGACCAGATGATATACGGGGAAGTGGAATTACAGCAGATGGTATAACACCATCAATAGAAGCGGGAGAGTCCCAAGTATATTTTGATGGAAGTAGGTATCCTAAAGGAATTTTTCCATTAATGACTCCACTACAACCAGCCCCTGCTATTGAAAGACCTGTGACACAAACAGATGCAGCACTTGGCGCACAAACAAATTATGGTAGACGTATAGCAAATGCTAGAGGTGATAGTTTTATACAACAACCTAATGTACAAGTTGCTGGTTTAGGAGATTACGTACCTGATTCTATAAAAAACGCATTTACTAGTAGAGTAGCCCCTTCATTAGATAAAGGCCAAGCTAGGGCAAATGAAATTTTACAAAGACAAGCAATGGAATTTGGGCCACAACTTCCTACAATACCACGTGCTGATCCTCCTAGTAATCCATTAGGCGCTAACGCACAAGCTGCTGCTGTTACGGAAAAAGGTATAAGCAGGGAACCTAGAGGTGTTACGTTTGCACCCCAAGTAGATAATAGGCAAGTAGTAGCTGATGAATTAAGAGAAGAGTCACTTACTATGCCTTCTCAAATACGACAAGAACCCCCAACTGTATTGCCTGATCCAGCTATACAACAAACAACAGTTCCTCGTGATGCATATGAAATAGAAACTGTTCCTCCGCAATTAGTGTTTGAAGGAAAACCTTATAATCCTACAGATTCACTTGGCACTGATCCTATGCCTGACCCACGCCAAGCATTTGCAGATAATCGTGTTTATAGTAGTCCTAGAGAAGAAGCAGATAAACGTGGTTTATCAGAAAGTGAGCTTACTTTAGGCAGAGCTAGAAATGTAGCTACAATGCCTGATCCATATGTTGCTTCTTTAAATAGTGCATTTGGTAGAAGTAGTGTTGAAGATCAAACAGCAAATGCATTTAGTACAGCGACTGGTACTGTTGGTGGTTATGATGAAGTTGGAACAATAATTGACAACATAGACATAAGGGCACCTGAACTTCCTACTACTTCTATAAATACTATGACGCCTGAAGAAGCAAGTCGCATGTCAGTAAAAGAATTTAACAAACAATCGGCTAAAGCTAAAATTAAACCATCTACTGCAGCAAGTACTAGCACAGGCACACGTAAAGCAGCACCTACTGGTGATGACAGACTATCACAGGCTAACTTCTTAGAACGTGCATTAGGCATTACACCTGCACCTATATCTGCTAGGCGTGGTAATGATGGTGTGTTGTACCGTACACAGGCAGACAAGCGTGAAGCAGACAATCGTCAAGAGCAATCTAAAGCAACACAACGTGCTAGTGACAGATATAAAGCAGTAAATAATGGTTACACAGATAAAAGTGGTAAAAGCTATGAAGTAGGCCAAGCCTCAAGAGATGCATTTAATAAAGACAATGCTGCAGATATTGGTAAACGGCATGGTGGAGATAAAGAAGATGGCAGTGATCGTGTTATCTGTACTGAACTGTATAAACAAGGTAAACTAGATCGTGAACTGTATCGTATGGATGTAGTATATACCGCCAAACATTTGTCACCTATTACAGTACGTGGCTACCATTACTGGGCTGTACCTATGGTTGTTAAAATGAGATCATCTACCCTCTTGACAAACGTTTTTGAATACCTTACAATAGCGAGAGCTAAAGAGATAGCACATATAGTTAAACCAAAAGAATATAAAGACAGATCAGTCTTAGGATATTTAATTAAAAACATAGGTGAAGCTATCTGCTATAGCATTGGATTATTTACAGATCAAAAAGATTGGACTGTTCTGTATAATAAAGGAGCAGTAAAATAATGGAACCTACAATAGAAGTAGATATGGATTTAGCATATAGTAATTATGCTGTACTTGAAGAAGAAGAAAAAGAATTAATTGAGCAAATAATGAATGGCCCTTTAAGGGCTGTAATTGCCAAAGTTTTTGGTGCAGAGTTTGATCAGGCTTTAGGGCAATTTGCCACAGCAGAACCTGCCCCTAGACGTGGATTAGCAGCACGTACTTAATCTGCTAATTAGAACTGGCCTACCCACTCCCCTACAACATAGGCTACGGTGGCCCCAGTAAACAGGAACTAAAATGGATAACCAAATAGTAGAGGCGCAAGAACCGCCCAAGACAATGATGATGCAACGTAAGAGTAGAGTGCATGAACGCATTGAAGAAGATGAAAAAGAACTACGTGAAATGATGGCAGAGCGTGAAGGCGCAGAACAAGAAGCTGAAGTACAGGCTAAAGAAGATGCAGAGCCAGAAGGTGCTGAAGAAAAAAGTTACAAGAAACGCTATGCTGATTTACGTAGAGGATCACAGAAAGCAAAGGCAGACCTAGAGGCACGTATCAATGCACTAGAGTCACAGCTTAAACAAAGCACTGAACAAGAGATTAAACTACCTAAGTCAGATGAAGACATTGATGCATGGGCAAGCCAGTATCCAGATGTAGCAGCTATTGTAGAAACTATTGCTATTAAGAAAGCACGTGAGCAACAGGTTGGACTACAAGATAAAGTAAAAGAAATTGATGCTATGCGTGAAAGTGCTACACGTGAGAAAGCAGAAGTTGAATTACTTAAAGCTCACCCTGACTTTGGTGAGATACGTGACAGTGATGAGTTCCACAACTGGGCAGAAGAACAGCCTAAGTGGGTACAAGATGCACTATACGAAAATGACAATGATGCAAGGTCTGCAGCACGTGCTATTGATTTGTACAAAGCAGACATGAACATCAAGACAAAGAAACCTAGCGGCAATAAAGATGCAGCTAAGTCGGTGAATACTCGTAATACACGTGGGCAACCAGATGCTACATCTAACAATACTAAGATGTCTGAGTCACGTGTAAACAAAATGTCTACACAACAGTACGAGAAACACCAAGACGAAATCATGGAAGCTATTAGAAAAGGTGAATTTATTTACGATATTTCTGGTAGCGCACGATAAAAGACTTGACAAGTCTTAAATAAACAATATAACTATATACAACAGGTTTAACACAGCCCCATACTTATTTGGTCTACCTGTGTTAAACCTATCCTCACAAACATGAATAGTGCTAACGACTACCTAAAGTCTTGTGGCCCGTTATGTAAAAGGTCGGCCAACTTTTTATAATAATGTTACCCAAAAGAATTAGCCTCTTTAATTACATTTAAGTTTGTATCTGTGTCTTAATGCAAAGGATTAATATAATGGCATTCCAGACAGCTACGGGTTATGGAAATCTACCTAACGGTAATTTTAGCCCAGTTATCTACAGCAAACAGGTACAGCTTGCATTCCGCAAGTCTACTGTTGTTGGAGATATTACTAACTCTGATTATTTCGGAGAAATCAGTGGTCAAGGCGATACCGTCAAGATCATCAAAGAACCTGAGATTTCAGTATCTGAATATGCACGTGGCACAAATGTCACAGCGCAAGATTTAGAAGATGCCGATTTCAATTTAGTTATTGACAAAGCAAACTATTTTGCTTTTAAGATGGACGATATTGAAGAAGCACACTCACATGTAAATTTCATGGACCTTGCAACTAGCCGTGCTGCCTATCGTTTGGCAGACAACCATGACCAAGAAGTTCTTGCGTACATGGCTGGCTATAAGCAGTCTTCTTTGCATAGCAAAGGTGATACTCTTAACACAACTGTTAATGGTTCTAAGGCTGTAACTACTGCAGGTGCTAACGAACTGCTTTCCTCTATGCAGCTTCACAAAGGTGACTTTGGTAACATCACTACTTCCTCTGCTGGCACTCACTCAATTCCTGTGACTGCACGTATGCCGGGTGCTACCTCGCTGCCAACAGCTACCGTTTCTCCTGCAATGATTATTGCTCGTATGAAGCGTTTGCTTGACCAACAACAAGTTGACTCACAAGGTCGCTGGCTTGTAGTTGATCCAGTATTCATGGAAATTCTTGCTGATGAAGATTCACGCTTCATGAATGCAGATTTCGGTGAATCAGGTGGACTGCGTAATGGTCTGGTAGTTAGTAACTTCCACGGCTTCCGTGTGTATTCCTCGTCTAACTTGCCAGCACTAGGCACTGGACCGGGAACTAGTGGTACAGCTAACCAACTCACCAACCTTGGTGTGATTGTAGCTGGACATGATTCTGCTGTGGCAACTGCCGAGCAAATCAATAAGACAGAAACATATCGTGACCCTGACAGCTTTGCTGACATTGTTCGTGGTATGCATCTATACGGTCGTAAGATTCTTCGTCCTGAAGCAATCGTTACTGCCCGTTATAACGCAGCGTAAGGGAGGGTATAACTTATGGCTACTTTTGATATGACTTCCATTGATACCGCTGGTGTTGGGGCAAATGTTATTGCTGTCCCAACTAATGTTGGTAACACAGTACGCACTATTGAAGCAATCCTAGATATTGATGCTATGATTACTGCAGGTGCTACTATTGCTAATGGTGACATTTTCCAACTCTTAGAAATTCCTGCTGAATCAGTAGTAGTTGCTGCTGGTGCGGAAATTATGAAGTCTTTTACTGCAAGTTGTACTTGTAATATTGACTTTGGTGGTGGTGATGACAT